GTATCACGGAAATGCTTGCCAACGATGTGCCTGCTGTTAAAGTCATGGCGCTCGCGGGTCACTACTCGATTGACACAACACTTGCCAGTTACGTCAATCGCTCCGCGCTGGAAGGTTCCCAAGCTCTAGCCAAAATCTCCTAGTTTATGCACTGGTTTATGCACTCACCTCGCAAAGTCTTGCTGTTACTGGTATCTTAAAGTCTTCCTAATCCCTAGCTCTGCGTTCGAGTCGCGGCGGGAGCACCATTAATAGCAAGGCATTGCGCCTTTTACAACAAAGAAAAGTTTTTGCGCTCAATTTGCGCTGTAGGTGTCTGTGAAGGGAGTTTTTGCGCTGCAAAGTGGGGCGCGCCAGGGAAGGATGAGCAAAAAACCTGGCGCTTGGAAGTAGCCCCTAGTCAGTTAAACCTGGAAAATACTCTGCTTTTTTTGACTTCGGATTCTTGACCATGCGGAGAATTTCTTTCCGGTTCTCACCGACAGAGTTGTAGCTAACATGCACCCAACCGCTGTTCGGTCCTTCCGGCTTGCCGGTGATCTTGCTCACTCGATCCGGCTGATAGTTTTCCAGGATAAGCTGATCAAATTCCAGATTGTCGCGAATCCATTCTGCTAGCTCCAGGTTGCTAACATCTTCACTAACGATTTCTATATCGGCTGCTGCGCCGGTATGATCTCCGAAACAACAATGCTGTGAATTCGGTGACCCGTTGACAAGATCATTCAGCGGCCTGGATCTAAAGCATGAATTCACTTTAGTCGGGCCAAATTTGTCACGCACTTTTTGCAGCACCTCAATGGTCAACGTGGTCAATCTAGCAACCGCGTTGTTGTCCAAATGCTCTTCCTGGTCTATGCCGGCGTGCAAAGCAGTAGGGCTGTAGACCAGTTCTTGAAGACTGAAGTTTTTAGTGATCCGCATAGCTAAAAGATTATCCCTTGACCAGATCCATGAGGGATTTGTGAGCGTGGCTGCCATCATCATTGACAGCGCCATCCAGCGCTTCTTTAACTTCTTTTGGAAGCTCGTCAAGATGCTTTTCTAAATGTTCGCTTGCTAGGCTCTGGGCTTTGTCTAGCACCATGCCTTTGAGCATGTTAGCCACAGCGGGCAGGATGAGGTTGAGCATGTCGCTCCTTTCTTGTTTAGGGTTAAAAAAGTCATAGAAGAATTTAAGGCTTTGTAACATCTGCTTCTTTCTGTTCTTTACCGTTGTTATTGTCGTTGTTGTCAGAAGTATCGCTCTTGGGATCGCCATACATGAAGCTTCCTATTTGCGATATTAAAACTGTGAGCGCGCCAATCACACTAACTAGAAGCGTGCTAGTTTTGTCATCCATTTGGGTTGGATGGTACATTAGCGAATAAATGGTGAATGCGTAGATTGCTAGGATTAGGATTGCTAGCAGGAACCGAAAGCTAGCACGCCGCAGAACAATCTTTTCTGTGACGGTAAATTCTCTTTTGCCATTACCAGGATCAGTCCTGGTGATCTTTTCTATCGTTTCAGCCATTTTTCCTGTTCTGAATAAATCTGAATTCAGTAATTAGCTCCTTCATGGTTTCACTGTTTTTGTCAATGCTAGCGCGCATTTCCTGCATAATGGTCGTTGATGTTTCAACTAGCTTCATCAGCCGCTCATCGTTAGTCGTATCTTTAGCCCACATCTCTTCGCGCTCGCCCTTAGATTGTTCTGACTGATAGCGAATAAACCAGAACGCAGCGGCAATGATCACTGCCGGCAAGCCCACGCGCTCGACTAGGGTTATGATTTGATCTATGCCCATAAGCGCTTCCGGTTCGGGTGTCGGGTAATTGTAGTATTGTGCATCCGCTGGGTTAGGCGGTGAAAAATGATGATCCATTACGGCTTAGGATTGTCTGCTTTGACTTTAGCTACTGCATCTTTCCACGTTGTTGTTCCATCTATTGCATCGTGGTATTGCATATCTAACTGATCTTGGATGCTTGGGTATTGGGATGCTCGATCACGTTGGTATTGTAAATTCTGCCATTCTTGATCTAACTCATTTTTTTTAGATTCTATTTCTGATTGATTTGGGACAGTTTTATCATCCCAATTTTCAAAATTATAGGAACCATCCAAATTTTCTTTATAAGGAACGCCAAAACTTGCCAGCCAGTTGTAAAATAATTCATTCATAATTTATTTCTACTTATATTTTTACAAACTCATACCATAAAAATCGTTTTGCATATGTGGTATTAGCAAACCATTGAATATTACCTCTAGAGTCTGAAGATTGAACTGCAGGTCTAAAATAATAATTAACCGAACTGCCTGAACTGTTTGAAACTTCTACCCTTGTATAAGTTTGTGATTGCTTTGAGGTGCTACTTGAAAAATTTGTTCTAACAACATCACCATCTGTAGTGCCTGAAAATGTTGATCCAGTTTTATAATTTATTGCAGGTCCAAAATTGGTATTGCTTGCAAGGCTGAATTGTCCACCAGTTGCATAAATATTCATCCGAAAACCAGTTGCTAATGCAATCGGCCCCTGAATAGTTCCAAACCCAATAAACAAATTACTGGCATCAGTAGTAACATTGCCTGAATCGGTAGAATCCTCAATGACTGCACTTCTAAAAGTTATCATTCCACTAGGAAAAGTCGTATTTGACCCTAGTGTAAGCGTAGGATTATTTTGATTAACAGTTATCTGACCATCTGAAGCAATACTAATCGCTGAATTAGCGTTAGTTAGGTCACGAATGTTTGATACTTGAAGATCGCTAGGCATGATTATTATTCGGGTTTATTGGGCCAATTTAAATTATCTAAATCGCTAAAATCCATGTCTCTTAGTGCTTTTCTGTATGCTTTCCATTCAGTTTTTTTATCAGTTGGATAATCTTCAATCATGTATATATCAGACTGAGCTAAATATTTATTTCTTAATGCTTTTTGATGTACTTCTTTTTGGTTAGTTCCTTCGGCAGGGTTGCCAGGATTATGTTGTATTCTTATCATGCTAATTTTAATCCATAAAGTGAATGCCAAGACCCTTGGTACATACTTGCGTTACTTTCATAAAAAAAAGTAAAGCCAGTCACAAATAGATTTGCATCTATTTTAAACCCGCCATAAATTAATTGATCTGCATCTCCATCATTATGACCTACTGTTTTGAAATAACCATGAGGCATATACCCATTATTTCTTGTGGAGTCATATTGATTTCCATCTATGGTTGGTGTGTCACTAGCGCTTGCATAACAATTCCAAATACAAATTTCACCTTGTACACCACGACTACCTGCATTTTGAAAAACATCTGTGAATAAAAAAAGTTTACTAGCGCTACCATCATTTGAATAATTACCTGTGCCACCACCGGATTCTTTATAATCGGTGTAATAAACGTAATTATTTGTTGAATGGTAGGTTGATGCCCCTGTCATAAACTGAAACCTTAAATCTTTAGTACCAGTAGAATTACTAAGTTGAAAATATATTTTGTATGCAGAAAATTCACTGGATACTGTTAATGTGCTTCCTGCTTCATTTACTAATGGGAAATAAGACGAATCAGTTGGGCTAGTATTAGTATTATAATGCTTTGTACCTATATGTTGCCACCCATGAGGGCTTGCTCCATCTGCTATATTAACATTTGAACCAATAGTCCCTGCACTTAAAGTATTAGTAATACTTACATTCCCATCACTCGCCAGCACCAGATTGTTACTGCCAGAACTAGAGTGCTTGATGTTGGTTACTTTTATTTCAGAACTCATGATGCTTATTCTGGTTTAGTGGGCCAAGTTACGCCTGTTAAATTTCCGTTTTCATCTAAACTAGGTGTGCTGTTAGCTGGGAGATCACGAAGGGCTTGTCTGTAGGTTTTCCAATTATCAATACCCACATTAGTTTCATTAGCTTTCATCATTTGCCAATCGCTAGAAACTAACATCATATTTCTAATATTTCTTAAAATTTGTTCTGGTGTTTCTTCAATCATTATGTAATCTCTGCTAAATAATATCGCCCTTCAAGAATCATTCGTGATGTTCCTGTCAACCAATTCATATTAAACGTAGTCATAGCGTCCCCATTTGCATAATAAAAACCAATCCGACCAGTGTTTTGCAAAGCCCAATGAATTGAATAGCTTACCGAAAATGCTGAACTTATACTTTGGTGATAACTTACAATACCACCAGGGTGTCCATTACTTTCTATATTACTACTACTAGTGCTAACTCCAAAGAAAGGTAGTCCTGACATAAATAGTTGACTACTAGAACTACTTGGTGCAGTGCCCCCTTGATTTAAAGATACATCAACATTAAAAAATACTAAATTTCCAATTCTTGTGTAAGA